CGCCGGTGAAAGCCTGCGGGCGTTAGTCGTTTGGAGGTGTTAAATGGCCGGCCTGCGAAAGCGGGGTCCAGGCCGTCCGCCCGGTGCTCCAAATAAAATAACGGCGGATATTAAGGCCGCGATCCTCGGGGCGTTTTTGAAAGTGGGCGGCGAGGACTATCTGGCGCACCAAGCGCGCGAGAACCCGCAGGCGTTTATGACGTTGCTGGGCAAGGTGCTGCCCACGCAAGTGTCGAACGCAGAGGATGGCGCCTTCCGCGTCATCGTTGAAACGAACGTCAACCGCACGCTGGACCGTTGAGATACGCAGCGAGGTCGGCCTTTGTCCCGTTCCACGAGCGCCGGGATCGCTGGTCCTGCATCGTGGCGCATCGTCGCGCCGGCAAGACAGTGGCCTGTGTCGCGGATCTGGTGCTGGGCGCGCTGCAGACGAGCAAGCCGAACGCGCGCTATGCGTATATCGCGCCGCTCTACGTGCAGGCAAAGGACGTCGCGTGGGCGTACGTGCGCCAATTCGCCGGCAGCGTGCCGGGCGTTTCGTTCAATGAGGCCGAGCTGCGGGCAGACTTGCCGAACGGCTCGCGCATCCGCCTTTACGGCGCGGACAACTACGACCGACTGCGCGGCCTCTACCTTGATGGCGTCGTCCTCGACGAATACGCCGATATGCCGCCGGCAGCTTGGGGCGAGGTAATCCGCCCGGCGCTGGCTGATCGGCAAGGCTGGGCGGTGTTTATCGGCACGCCAAAGGGCCGCAACTCGTTTTTTGACCTTTACGAGCGCGCCAAAGTTGAATTGGACTGGTTCGCGCTGATGCTGCGGGCCAGCGATACTGGTCTGTTGCCGGAAAGCGAGCTGGCTGCAGCCCGGGCCGAGATGACGCCTGAGCAGTATGCCCAGGAGTTTGAGTGCAGCTTTGAGGCGGCCATCCTGGGCGCCTACTACGGCCGCGAGATGGCCGAGGCCGAGATGGCGGGCCGCATCACGGCGGTGACTTACGAGCCGGCGCTGGACGTGCATACGGCCTGGGACTTGGGCATGGGCGACAGCACGTCGATCTGGTTCTGGCAGATCGCCGGCGGGGAAATCCGCGTAATTGACCACTACGAGGCGCACGGGCAGGCGCTGCCGCACTACGCCGCGGTGCTGGCCTCCAAGCCCTACCGCTACGGCTGGGACTACGTGCCGCACGACGCTCGCGTGCGGGAATTGGGCACGGGCCGCACGCGCGTGGAGACGCTCCGCAGCTTGGGCCGCAAGCCGCGCCTAGTGCCGTCGCATGAGGTGATGGACGGCATCAACGCCGCGCGCCTGACCATCCCGCGCTGCTGGTTCGATGCCGAGGCCTGCCGCGACGGTCTTGAAGCGCTGCGCCAATACCGCGCGGACTTCGACGACAAGGCCCGCGTATTCCGCGACAAACCGAAGCACGACTGGACGAGCCACACGGCAGACGCCTTCCGCTACCTCGCCATGGCTTGGCGCGAGGGCCGCAAGCCCGCACCGGAGCCGCCACCCCGCTTCGAGTACGGCACACCCGGCACACCCGGCGTCAAGCTGGGCGTTTCCATCCGCGAACTGATTGAGCGCGCCGAGCGCCGCCGCCGCATAGAGGACTAACATGCAGGCATTCACACCGCTGCCGGGCGCCACCAGCGTTAGCGCAACCGCGTCCCACGTGCATGGCACGATCACCATGCCCAGCCTCGCCAACGCGCTGCACATCGCCAACACCAGCGCTACGCTCTACGTCACCGCCAAGTTCGGCGTGGGCGCGCAGACGGCCACGTTGGGTGGCGACGGCATCACCATCCCGCCGATGTCCCATGTGCTCGTGGAGACCAACAACACCATCACCCACGTCGGCGCGATCGGCAGCGCCGCCGGCCCCACGGCCGTGGTGTTCACGCCGGCCCGGGTGTAGGCCGCATGTCCGACGACGCCAGCACCAGCGGCGGTTCTCTTGAACGGCCCGAAGACGCGGGCAAAGGCAAGGCGGGGCTGGTCGCGCTGTGGCTTGATGCCATCGCGTTGGCGGGGAAAGAGGAATCGGATTGGCGCGACAGCGCGGCCGATGCCTTGGCGGCTTACAAGGGCGAGCAGAAGGACAAGGCGCGGGCGCAGCGCCGGTTCAACATCCTGTTTTCAAACGTCGAGACGATGGCGCCGGCCATCTACAACTCAGTGCCTACGCCAAACGTGCGCCGCCGCTTTCTCGACGACGACCCCGTGGGCCGCACGGCAGCGCAGGTGCTGGAGCGCGCGCTGTCTTCGGCAATGGACGGCTATGGGTTCGACCCGATTATGCGCCGCTCGGTGAAGGACACGCTAATCACCGGCCGCGCCGTGGTGCGTGTGCGCTACGAGCCGACAATGGCCGATGGCGCGCTGATCTACGAGCGCGTTGGCTGCGAGAGCGTCTACTGGGCCGACTTCCGCCGTGGACCGGCGCGCACGTGGGAGAGCGTCCCGTGGGTGGCTTTCCGGCACTTCCTCACGCGCGAGGAGCTGGAGCGGCTAAATTCGAAAATCGGCGCCACCATCGATCTGGATGCGCGCTTGCAGGGCGTCGAGGACAAGGACGGCCAGCCGCCGGCGCAAATATTCCAGCGCGCCACGGTCTGGGAAATATGGGACCGCGACCGCCGCCGCGTGTTGTTCATTGCGCCGGCCTACCGAGACGCGCCGCTGGTCGAGGCTGACGACCCGCTGGGGCTGGCTGACTTCTTCCCAATCCCGTGCCCGATCTACGCCATCGACACGCCCGACAGCCTCGTGCCGGTGGAGCCTTACCGGCTTTACAAGGATCTGGCCGACGAGCTTGACCGCGTGACGCGGCGCATCGCGTCGCTCACGGCGGCGCTCAAATGGCGCGGCGCCTACAGCGACCCGACGCTGGGCGATTTCCTCGTGAAGTTCGAGAAGCTGGCGGATGGCGAGTTTGCGCCGATGGACAACCCGGGCGCCTTCGCGGCCGGCGCGGGCGGGCTCGAAAAAGCCTTCTGGATGATGCCGATCGAGCAGGCGGCTGGCGTGCTGCAGCAGCTCTACGCCGCGCGTGAGCAGATCAAGGCCAGCATCTACGAAGTCACCGGCATCAGCGACATCGTGCGCGGCGCCAGCCAGGCCAGCGAGACGGCCACAGCGCAAAGCATCAAAAGCCAGTGGGGCTCGCTGCGCATTCAGCGGCTGCAGGCCGAGGTGCAGCGGTTTGCGCGCGACCTGCTGCGCCTGAAGGCCGAGATCATCGCCGAGAAATTTGAGCCGCAGAGCCTCATGGCCGCGTCTGGCATCCCGGTGGACGAGCAGGTGATGGCGCTGTTGCGGAACGACGCTATGCGGACCTACCGCGTGGATATCGAGACGGACAGCACCATTCAGGCCGACGTGGCCCGCGCGCAGCAGAACGCCAGCGGCTTCATTTCGGGCTTTGGCCAATTTATGCAGGCGGTGGGTCCGGCGGTGCAAGCCGGTGCGCTGCCGGTCGAGGTGGCGCGGACGATGCTGCAAAGTTTTGCGCGCAGTTTCAAACTGGGCCGCGCCGTTGAGGACGCTATCGACACCATAGGCCAGTCGCAGCCGCAGGCGCCTGACGCGCCGCAGGCCGACGCGCAGGCCGCCGCGCAACAGCAGGCGCAGCAGGAGGCCGCGCAGGCCCAGGCGGAGGCCCAAGCGGAGGCACAGATGAAGGCGCAGGACGCGCAGATGAAGGCCCAAGTGTCGCTGCAGGGCGACCAGCTCCGCGCGCAGGCGTCGGTGCAGGCCGAGCAGGTGCGGGCGCAGGCCATGATCCAGGCCGAACAGATGCGCATTGCCGCCGAGAACCAGCGGCACGCCGCCGAGATGGCCATGAAGCGCGACATCGAACGCGAGCGCATTGCCGCCGACATGCAGGCGCGTCAGGCCCGGGAAATGGACCGCATGGCGGGAATGACCAACTAATGACCCGCTACGTGTGGAATGGCGACGCCTGGGTGGAGCCGGCGCCGCGCCGCACCTCTGCCGCGCCGATGATCCAGAGCGATTTGCCGGCCTACAAGTCGCCGCTCGGCACCGGATGGGTTGAAGGCCGCGCCGCGCGCCGCGAGGAAAT